TATCTTAGAAGATTTTTATGAAGAAGAAGAGCAACCTGCAGAACAACAACTACCAGGACAACAAGCAGCAGAACCTGATATAGCATCATTTCTAGCACAACTTGGTGGTCCGCCTCCAGGAGCATAATGGAATACAACGAAGAAGAAATAAACGAGATGTTTATAGATATAGTTAATGCTAACTTTATCGATAAACCACAATTTGATTTTACTGAGACAGTAATACAAACAACACCAATATTTTTAGATGAGAATGAACCTACTACAAGTTATCTAATACCAACACAGATACCTGGATTGTTTATAGGTATATCTATTGATTTTGATAAAAGAGATGAATCATGGTAAGAAAAAGTAGGTCAATGCGTGAGGCTACAGATTTAACACAGGCAGGTGCGTATGCTGATATAGTTGCTCCCCCAAGGAAAGAAGGCGACCCAACAGGGCAGACTACAATGTTGGAAGGTCAAGCAGAGTCAGTATCAGCACCACAACAATCAGAAATAATTAATCAGGCAAGACCTGTCATACAAGGTCAACCTCAACCTGATGTTTTTTCTACACCGACAGAATTTCCAAATGAACCAGGTTACATACCTGAACAAACAGATATAGCAGTTCCTGCTAATCAAACACAAATAACAAAACAGATAATACTGGAGAAGTTTCCTGAACTAGCGTATAGGTTCAGATAATGTCCTTCTTTATAAACTGGGGTCAAGAGTGGATTAAATCTCAAAAAGATAAAGCTATTGATGAACAAAATTTTAATGCAGCTAAAAATTCTTTATCTGATGCTGATGTAGATGCGCTTGGTGGAGCTGCTCTAAGTTTTCAATCTATGACTCCTGATGAACAAAGTGATTTACCTATAGCTGCTGCATCATTAGGTTTGACTGGCTCACAGTATTACAACCTATGGACACAAACAAATACAGTTGTTCCTAATAGGAATGATGATGATGTAAAAAAAAGAAGTATAAGTTTTTGGGAAAAGATAAAAGATGCAAGAGCTTATGGAAGACAAGCATATCAAGATACACAAGCAGAATTATTTGGAGATGTACAGCTAAGAAAAAGCACACTTTTAAATTCTGCTTTGATTGGTCTTAACTCTTTATATCAAGATTTTCAAGTAGGTTTTATGAACTCATTTGGAGTTGCTGCTAAAGATGAATTGAATAAATTAGCTGCGGAACAAGGTAAAGAACTTGATAGAGATTACTCAGAGTTTGCAGGAGACCCAGGAACAAAAGGTAATAGAATACCTATAACCTGGAGAATACAATCTTTTCTTAAAGGTTTACAAGCATTTGGTGCTAGATATGCTTTAGAAGAAACATCAAGAAACTTAAACATGGATATACCTGAACAAGTATTAAATATTGCACCACTGGCTATTGCAGATGCAACAACTTTTTTAGATACACAAACAGATTTTAAATTTGCACAAACTGATATAGATGTCATAAAAGAATACTTCCCAAGTGTTTATCAAGAAAACTTAAAAATAAAAGAAGATGGAATAAACAGAGAACTTACACTGAATGAAAAATTAGATGTATACCTTGACACTTACAATCAACTTATAGGTTCTGCAAATAAACAAGGTATAGAACAATTTTTTGGTACAAATGATTATTTTGCACAAGCACAAAGAAGTAGAGAAGGTTTTAAGAAATATGCTATTCCTGCAACTCCTGGAGACCAAATTAGATATACACTTACAGGAACATTAGGTGGAGAGTATTCTCCTCTCAACAATGTAATTTTTGATATCAAACAAAAAACAGAAGGTGAGATAGCTAATCTTGTACAAACTTATCAATCTACATCTATGACAGATGATGAGTTTGAAACAAAATTTACTGCGTTGTTATCTGCTGAAACAGAAGAAATTGCAGATTTAAATTTTGACCCAAAACATGGATGGTTTTCTTGGATTGGTTTTATGTCAAACCTAGGACTGATGGTTGTTACAGACCCAACAATGGTTTTGCCTGGTGTAGGTATAGGTGGTAGGTCTGCACAGACAAGTAAAACTTTAGCTGCTGTTGGTAAAGATTTAGATGAATACATACAAGCAGGTGGAAAAGCAGTAGATTTTTGGGCAGACAAAGATGAAACCATTACTCTTATGGCAAATGAAATACAACAAGCAGTAACAGAAGGCGCTCCTGTTTTTACATATTTAGCTAGAAATGGATTTAGTCCATCTATGGCAAAAGAAGTTGTAGATAATCCTGAAAAAACTTTTGATATTATAAAAGATAGTTTGACTGGTGGACTTATTTCAGATGTAAGATTTAAAGGTAATAACCTTACACAAGCTAATGACTTTCACATACAAGCAAAAGTATTGAATGATAACTTTTTAGATAACCTTTACGCTGCAATGACAGATGGTAACTATACAGCAACTTACATGAGAGGTGGAGGTAGAAAATCAAAAAATCCAGTAAGAACTTTACAGTCAAGTATGAAAGATATTTTTGGTGGTACAGATGTTAGATTACCTTCAAGACCATGGGCATTTCTTACTGAAACAGACAGAGCAGTAGATACATTTATAAAAGTGGGTTATATGATGTCAATACCTGAAAATAAAATAGATGACTTGGTTAGAGAGTTTTATGATGCTATTTACAGAAAAGATTATAGAGGCGCACAAAATGTGTTTTATGACAGATTAGTAAAAGGTGAAGGTGCTTTACAACTTAGATATACTTTTGGTTTATCTGATAATGAAATTAAAGAAATTATGGAATCTTCTTTAGATGATGTTCGTGGTTTTAGTGAAAAAGGAAGAGCATACAGACCATCACAATCAGCAAAATTTTATGATAGAACGCTACTACAAGAAGGTTTAGACCCTATTGCTAGAGCGCAATATCATAATACACTTTTGTCAGAAACTGATAAAGTGTATGCTAGTGAACACGCATTAGCAATGGCAGGTCAGGCTATGGATTTGACAATCAACATACCTGATATAAAAGTAATTTTAAGATATACAGGTCTACGAAGAAGATTAAGAAACAAAGTATTTGGAACAAAAAACTTTGAAACCAGTATGGATGCTGTTAGAAAACAATTTGATGAAGGATTACCAGGTACATTTTATGATAAATCAACTCCTATTGGAAGAGAACTACAAGGAGTAATTAAAGATGGGGTAAAAGATGCCTCTGTATTGTTTAAGTATGGTGCAGAAAAAATACCTTTTAGAGCTACAGATTTTGCTTTTACTTTTATTAGTAGAGCATGGATGCCTTTACAACTTATTACCAGGGTTGCTTTTCCATTGAAGATTACTACAGATGGAGCTTTGCGTATGTCTGCAAGAGGTCTTGCATCTATATTTAGAAGTCCATGGGAATATTTAAAACTTATTTGGAATGACCCAAATGCTGCAATGGTTAAATTAATTCAATCACAGAATCCTGATTTTAAACCTTACACTGCTTTAACTGGACCATTTAGAACTTCAGGAAAAGTTTTAAGTGAAAAATATCCTGATTTTATTAGAAAAGGATTGGGAGCATTAAAAGAAAATAATTCTAAGTTTGGTTTACCTGAAATACAAGATTTATATGCAAGAGACCCAAAGTTTACATCTGTATTTAGAAAAACCAAAGGTGAGTATGAAGATGTATTTAAATATGCAACTGAAGAAGAGGTAGTTCCAGGAGCTACAAGATTAGATGTTCAAGATGATTATGTAGAATCTTACATAGATTTTTTGGTAACACAATTTGCACATGACCCATTCATGCCTGTTATTGCACAGGCAATGAAAAAGAATCTACCTGATGAAGAGATTGTAGATTTAATTCAAAGAACTCCTTATCTTATGGATGAGATTACTGAATTGAATAGAAAGATTTTATCTGTTAGAAGTGTAGACAAAGGTTCAGAAGTTATACCAGTATTGAAAACAGACCAAGATTATATTGATTTTGTAAGACATCATAAAATGACAATATCTAATTTTACTGCAAATCAACCTGATTTGATTGACATGATTGCACAAGGACAAGTAGGAAGAGTAAATATAAGAAGTCTTGATGTAGCAAAACAAATTAACAAAGAAAGTCTTAAAAAAACTATTAGACCAATCATGTTAGAAGTATTAGAAGATTTACCTGCTACAGTACCAGGTCTTAAAAAAGTATCAGGTAAAAGTTGGAGAGATGGATGGGCTAATTTTATAGATGCTTTGTTTTTTGCAGTTGGACAGTCTGAGGCAACTCTTAACAGAATACCAACATTTAAACAGGCTTACTATCACTTCTTAGAAAGCAATGCAATATTTGGTACAAGAAAAGCATTACAAGATATACTTGATGCACATTATGACCCTGACAATGTTATCAACCTTCCAGACAATTTGATTTCTACTGTCAAAAGAAATCTTAAAGATGCAGAAATTCCTTTCGAAGATATAGAAAAAGTTATGCAAAAAGTTGTTAAACAAAGACTACAAGTTACTGATGATGCGGTAACTTTTGTGGCATACAACGCTGATAACAAATATGCACCAAGGGTATTACAAGCAACAAGTAAACAACAACTTGAATTAGATTTAAATTTAGCAAACGCAGAGAGTAAAGCATATTCTATTGAAACAGCAGGTGGTATTAGATTAGGTGATGAAAACACTAAGATTGGAACTTATTATTCATCTTTACCTCGAAGAAATGTTTTAGTTGATGGTGTTCTTGATTCTTCACAAGATAGACAGTTTGTGAAAGTTTTAAAAGAATTTCATGCAGGAACAGATAAAAATACTTTTGATATTACAACTAATTTTAAGGCTCTTATCAAAGAAAATCCTACACCAACAATAAAAGAATTAAGAAAAGTATTACAGATGGGTAATACAAAGTATGATGATGTGGCAGAGTTTATGCAAAGAACTGGACTTCTTGCAATGGTAGATTCTAAATCAGGTAAATTAGTTTTAAACAATCCAAAGAAATCAGGTATTGTTTCTGAATTTACAGAGATAGATTATCACACAATGTTAGACCTAGATGGTATAAGACAAACAACCACAAGAAATATGACATTTAATGATTTAAATAAAACTGCATCTGCATACGCTTTTGAACTTCATAATCGTTTGTTATATAACTTATTAGAAAGAGGTTATGTAGCAGAGGCTTATAAAGTTGGATTACCTTTCTTTGAGGCATATAGAGAAGTTCTTGGTAGATGGACACAGTTGTCTGTAGCTAATCCTAGAGCAGTTGCTCAAGTTGGTTTTGCATATAGAAAAGGTGTTGAGAATAATTATATTTACACAGACAAGTTCGGAGAAAAATATTTAATACTTCCTGTTGGAGGCACTGCGTTGGAAGATTATGTCAAATCTGAAGGTAGAGGTACTTGGACAGATGATGTAAGTATTGAAGAAAGCAATATAATTATCAAAAGAAGTTTTCCAATATCTGCACTAGGAGTTGCAGGTGGTGGCTTGTTCCCACCATTAGGTCCAGTCGTTGCTATACCTACAGGTTTTGCAACAAGGGATAATCCAAAGACAAGAAGATTATTAGAAAGAACAATATTTCAATTTGGATTACCTTTTGAATCTATGGGTAATGGAGACTTGAAAGGTATCATAGGAGAAGTTCTTACTGAAGAAATATTACCTGCTACAGCAAAAAATGCTTTTAACGCTATAGCAAGTAAATTAGATTTACAAGGACTTGATGAAGATTTATACCTTAGTGCAACAACACAATCTGTACAGATAGCAGCAATACTACATCCTGATAGAGCAGATGACCCTGAGTTTTTGTTTGACACTGCTGCAACAATTAGAGATAACATTTATTGGTTGAAAGCATGGGATAGAAACATAAACCCATTAGTTCCAAGAGTAAATGTTTTATATCGTATTGATGCAGAAAACAGTACATTTAATGAGTGGTATGGAACACAAGAAGAAACTTCAGGTGTAGCCTGGAATAGTTTTGTAGAACTATCTATTCTACATGGTTTCTATCAAGATTTAAGAGACCACTATGCACTTACTATGGGTCAGAAACAAGCTGACTATGAGGCAACATTAGAGGTTGTAAGATTACTAGGTCTTGATATATACGATATAGATTCTGCTTTTACATCTGCACAATTACAACTGAAAGGTAAGAGCATATCTGAATCAGGACCTATGGCAAGAACAAAACCTGAATATGATTTCTTGATGAATAATGAAGAATTATATGGAGATTATGGCGGAAGTATAATTTATTTCTTTGGTGGTCTTGGAAGTGGTGATGTTGATTATACATCTTATGGAATACAAAAAGGACTTGGAAACATCACACCACTAAATAAAGAAGAGTTTTACTGGAGGTCAGCTACCTATGCAGCATCAATAGTCGAAAGAGCAATGAAAGAAAGATACAGAGCTAAATGGGATACACAACAATATACAGCATCAGAACAGAAAAAAGAAATGGCACAATTAGAACTTACACTAAAACAAATGTTTCCTCTTGCTTATGAAATAAATCCTGCTGAAGTAGCAACAAAACTTCCAGGAAAAGAGATACCAAGAACATTTGATTGGGATTTAGTTATACCAATATTGGAACAAGCTGTTGAAGACCCAAGAGCTGCAAACTTAGATTTATATAAAGAGATGAAAGATTATCTTGACTTTAGAAATCAAGTAATTATTGGTGTACAAAAAGGCAAGAACTTTGCAATAAAAGAAGATGCTGTTAATTGGATAAGAACAACAAATACAGAAGAGGCACAACAAGTTCGTGATTTGCTGTATAAAAAAGGTTCTTTGCTATCACAAGAAACTCCTGAGTTTCTTCCAGTCTTCCAAGATGTGTTTTATAATGAAGTTACCAAGTATGGAATAGGAGATTTATCAGATGAGTAATGGAGAGTTAGAAGGCTATACAATACCTAGAGGTGATGGAGATAAACAAGATGTTATTGAGATTGACCCTAATGTATCAGATATAGTAGAAAATGAAGATGCTACACAGTTTGTTTTAGATGTACTAGGAGGTTTAGACCCATCAGGAAAACCACTAGGTGATGGATTTCAAAGTAAGTATAAAGTTGAGGTAGATGGTGTAGAAAGAGATGTATCTGCAGAACAATACTTGACTGCACAAGGTTACGACTTTGTGTATTTTCCATATCAAGCAGGAGAGGCGGCAAGAGATATAGAACCTGCAGTTCGTGTTTTACTTAAAAATCAAATGGCAAGTGTTGGTTTACTTGACCTTACAAAAACACAAGGTGCTATGGTAGATGAAGAATTTGTAAAAGGCATAAGAAGACTTATGGAGTTTTCTATGAATAATGGTGGTAAATTAGATTGGTTACAAAGTCTTGGTGTACTACGCACAAACTTCAGTGTAAGGAAAGCTGTAAAAACTACATCTCCAAAAATAGACAATGAACAAATGGATGATATTGTTGATGATTTACTTACAAAAGCAAAAAGTAGAAAAGGCGCTCCTTTGAATGCAGAAGAAAGAAACTACATATCTAATAAGATACAACAGAGATTAGATATGTTTAATACAGAGATAGAAGGACTCAAACCTGCTACCTCAGGTAATTTAGTATTTGACCCTACAAATCCTTTACAAGGAACATACTTACCTCCTGAACCAGGAGAACAACCTGATACAGAACAACTTGCAGAAGATTTATCTGATATAGAAGAAGAAGTATTTGCACCAAGAGAAGAGGCAGCAAGACAACAAGAAGTTGGTGAGCAGATAAGGTCAAGAGGTGCAAGGACAGTTTCTAATCTTACAAATCTATTTAGAGCAGGTGTCAAGAGATAATGGAAATGGATGTATCGCCTCCTGCGATAGTAATCATAAAAGAGCTTGAGACTTTACAGCTTGAGGCTTATGAAGATGGTGCATCAGTATCTATTGGATATGGACACAGTAATTTATCAGGTGGTGAACAGTTTGATATCGGTGATGTAATTACAGAGGATAAAGCAGAACAATTACTAAAAGAAGATTTAAAAGAGATTGTTCGTATTGTAAACCAAAGGTTAAAAAATTATAATCTTACATTTACTCAAGAACAATTTGATACTATGGTAATAGCTACTTTTAACAGACCGAGCAAAGTATCTAGTAAAAAATTCTATGATGCTTTACTGTTAGATGATGAAGATAAAATACAAGAAGTTTGGGAGACATCTTTAACTGAACAAGATAGAAAAAACTTTCCTGGACTTATAAAAAGATTGGAGATTGAATTGGCAATGTTAGACCAAGACCGAGGAATACCTGAACCTGAAGAAGGATTTGACCCTTCACCAATACAAGATGATATTCCTGCAACACCAAAACAAAGTGTACCTTTTGATGATATTCCTGCAACACCAAAACAAAGTGTACCTTTCGATAGAAGTGAAGGTATAACAAATATGTATGGCACTCCACCACAAGATAATGTATGGAGTCAAGGTGTTGATTTTACAAATGCAGTAGCTAAATCAGAAAGTCAAGTAGTTGCACTATTACAAGCAGCAATAAACAATCAGAGAAGAGCAAAGAATCTACCTGATATATCTAACGACATGAGTATGGATAGAAAAAGAGAGACACTATCTGATGACCAAAAAGTTGCATTAGATATATTAAGGGGATTGTATGGCAAGTAAATTTACACCATTCGATAAGAATGCAATTAAAATAAATCCTAATTATTTACAAGAATGGCGTAGAGAAAACAGACAAAATATAATTGATTCTGTTGGAGATAAGGATGCAACTAAAGAGTTAAATGATATTGTATCTAGGGCAAGAAATGAAGAAATAAGGCTTAGATATGAGCGACAGTAAGTATCAATCTTTTTTAAACGAAATTGATGATTTATTTGCAAATAATGGCATCAATCCAAAAAG